TCACAAGAAGGTGTAGAAGCCGGGCGTGATGCTGGTGTGGGCGATGTTGCCCGTCCACCCGCTGTTGATGCCGTAGAGGTAGGCCGTCAGCGTGCGCCCGTAAAAGGTGAAGTCCACTGTGTCGAGCAGCGTATAGCCCGTGCGCGGCTGTAGGCCAAAAACGATCGCCGGGAGCGAGTCGCTCTCCACGACCGAGAGCTCCGCGGCGTACGTGCCGTCGAAGGGGTTACTCCGCGCCACCGAGCCAATGTTGAACGAGGCGGTGTAGACGTATTGCGGCGTGGGGTTTTGGTAGCCGTTACTATTATAAAAGATGGGCGCGGCCTGGGCTCGCCAGCGCGGCTGGTTGTGCCCGTCGAGCCGAAAGGAGCGCGTGTTGGTGACGGTCTCGACGGTGTACTCGTAGGCAATGTCGATGTATTCAAGTGTCCAATACAATTCGGCGACTTCGTCCGGGGTCAGGTTAAGCAGGTTTTCGTAGCCGCTCGGGTAGGCCGGGCACAGGCTGTTGGGCAGACCCGCCGGGTTGACTGGAAAGAGAAAGGGCAGAGCGGCACTCATCAAACGGCAGGGGTGTAGGGTTCACTCGCCAGCACGTAGCGTTTTTTGAGGGTGCCGCTCTCGCAGACATCTTCCTCGCGCAGTTGCATGGTGAGGGTCTGGGGTAAGGTGGCGGCGTCGATGAGGATTTTCCTGTCCTCGTGATCCGGGTCGACAAAGGTGAGCTTCTTATAACGCCCGGTGCCGCCACCGCCGCCGCTGAGGCGTCCGTGCGTGGGGTTGGAGATTTCGGGCGCGTCGTCGGGCTGGCCGCTGAGGCGCACGGTCGCGCTGCGGGCGGGTTCACGGCTGCGGTTGACGCGCAGAAGCTCCACCAGGTCTGCTGCGCCGAGCTGTTCAGGCGGCCCAAAGCGCAGGCGCGTGCGCCCGGTGTCGACGTCCGTTTCGACCGTTTGCACGAGTGCACGCATCGTTGCCCACTCTGGCCGCAGCCCCGTCAGGTTGAGTACGCGCCCGGTCTGCCAGTCGGCGGCGGCCTCGGTCTCGGTCAGTTCCAGGGAGCCGTCGTAATGCAGCTCGCTCGCGGCGTTGTAGAGCGCCTGAGCGAGGCCGCTGGGGGTCGGTTCCTCGGGCGTGCTGGAGACCAGCTTGCGGTAGGTCTGCGTTGTGGCATCGGTCACTGTCAGGCGCAGTTGTACCTGCTTTTTAACAACGTGCAGGTCGTCGTCGAACCAGGAGAGCGTGGCGCGGATGACGTCTTCTTCCACCTGCCTGCCCATCCAGTCCGCAATCTGTCCGCTGACAAGCTCGCGATCCAGCGTACTCTGGCGCGAGTGGTCGTGTATGGTAATATTGGATACAGGGATGCCCTCCAGCTCGGCCAGATGATCGCGCCACCAGGTGGGGGAATCTTCCTGCACGGTTTCGGCTTCGATTTTCTGGCGCAGGTAGTTGGCTCGCCGCCCGCCGAGGCTGATCGTCATAACCGCTGCCTTGAACTCGCGCCCGGTTGCGTCCGCGGGGGCGATGTCGCTCTGCGTCGTCGTCCAGGTGTTATCGTCGGTCTGGTGGGTCTTTTCATACTTGAGCACGACCGCCGGGCGCAGCAGGTCGTAACGCGGGCTCAGGGATAGCTCGCTGACCTTGTCGCCCGCGCCCGCGTCGATGGTGAGCGTGTTCATGGCCGAGCGGCGGGTAACGTGGAGCGTCGGCAATGGGGTGGTACTGTAGTCGAACCAGGCAACGGCGTCGGGGCTCCAGCGCAGCATCCGGCGGATGACCTCGGCGCAGCTCAAGTCCTTGGCCTCGTCGAAGGGGATGGGCACCGCCACGCCGATGGTGCCGAGCTGGAATGGTGCGCCCTGGTCGATGGCGTATTGCGCGGCCTGCGTGATTTGCTGCCCGGTGTGGATGAGGTTGCCGTCGCTGCCTTGGCCGAGGACGAGGCGGCCTTTCTCAATCGTCGCCAGCACGGGCAGCGCGGGCGCAAAGTCGGTGACTTCCTGCCAGGTCTGTTGATAGACGAGGTTTTCCAGATGCCACCAGGGGCCTTCCACGGTGTATCTGCGCTGCTCGGCCTGCGCGTTGCCCTGGGCGGGGGTGCGGGTGATGATGCCGCGAAACCACGTCACCCCATCGCGCCGGATGATGACGGCAGACTCCGGCGCAAAGAGCGGGTCGCTGTCGATGGCGGCATCGGGCACGCGGAATTCCACGGTGTCGGCGTTCTGGTTGACGAGCCGCCGCCGCAGGTCGGATAATCCCCACTCGGCAAAGCTCTTTTCGGTGTTGTTATACTCTAGTGTCCACATGGCGGTCTTGGGCTAGTTGCGAAGGTTGCGGGTGATGCTTTCGAGCTGGCTAAGGCGTAGCTGCTGGCTGCGGCTTTCGTCGCGCAGGGTGGTCAGCTCCGCTTGCAGGCGGTTGACACGCTCGCGCTCCAGGCGCAGGAGCAGCGCCTGGCTCTCGACAAGGCTCTGGAGGTTTTCAAAGCTCATGGGTTTTCCTTTTTTGTATTGAGATTTTAATTACACCTGCGGGTCGACGCGGTACTTGATCCATAGGTCAACGGTCATGGTGGCCGAGGCGGCTGGGGTGACGGTGACTTTGTTGACTGCGTCCGTTGTGCCGCTGGCGATCCGGTTGGCGGGGGTGATGACCTTGAAACCTGCCGTTCCATTGCCGGAGGCTGCCCAGCGCGTGGCACTCGTCCCGTCGCCGATGCTGAAGTTTTGAATATTGCTGCCTGCCACCTCGGCCTCGATGCTCAGAATGCGGGCATTGGCCGGCAGCAGTCGCTTGTCGGCGATTAGGTTCTTCGTGCTGGACTCGGCGGCAAAGCTCACGCGGCCTTTGATGACGCCTTCAGTCGCGTTGGGTACCCAGCCAGTTGAGGCGGCCAGCACGCCGTGGTAGCAGTTGGGGCTACGGTCGTGTAACAGATACCCGATGCCTTCGTTCATTGGCCAGTCGGCGAACGTGCCGACTTCCTGGATGCTTAGGTTGTCGATCGTGAAATCAGTGTTGGCTCCAAAAAAGGACGTGCCACCGCTAATAAATAAGTCTGTCCCTGAGCGTATGGCCGTCATGGTAACCGCGTAGTGACCATTCGAGATGTTGAAGGAATCGAAACCAGGGGTGCCCTCTGACCACTCGGCGGCACTAAAATACCAATTATTGGTTCCCGTCCTATTGAACTCGAAGCGAATGACTGCATCTGCTCCTGCCCCGCTGACATCGAAGGAAACAAGATACTTTTTGCCCGCAACGATGTTTACGCCTGGCGTGTATCTTAAGTACTTTTCCGTGCTGATGGCTTGCGTGTAGCTTGCTACACCGCCCGAAACCGTCCAGCCCGTGTCGGAGTCATCCCAGTTGGTTGCGCTGTCAAAAGTGCCGTTTTGGATCAGGTTTCCCCCCGCCCAACCATACGCCGTGCGCAGGTACGTCGGGTCAATCAGGGACGCCGCAACGTCAGTCGCGCTAATGGCAAGGTTGAAGAGACTGACGCCGTAGACCTTGCCGCCATAGTGAGCCATGCTGGCCGATGCAGGAGCCTCGGCAATCGACAGGTACGCGGTCGATTTAACCTCGGAGAAGCTGGCCGGAGCCGAAGCACCTGAAGTTGTGGCCGCATCGAAGGTGAGCGCACTGCCCTGTATCCAGACAGACACTACACCCGCGCCCGAAATGGCGACATGCACCATATCAAACCGCAGCGCGGCGTTGTAGATGGTGCCCGTGCTCTTAACCTCGCGGTAGCTGACGCCGTCGGTGCCGTAGAGCCGCACGCAGAACTTGCCCGTCGTGGCCTCGACGTAAAAGAGCAAAGCCGAGGTCAGGTCATCACTGGCCAGCGGTACGGAGGTAAAGACCGCCAGGCAGACATTATTCCCCGGCGCAGTGGGCATGACCTGCACACACTGAATCTGCATCGACAGGGGGTTGCTCGCTGCACCGTAGTCAGCGTCGAGCTCAATGTCGCAGGCGCAGTCGCTGGTGCCGTTGAAGAAATAGCTGGGCAGGGTAGCAGGCTGTCCCATGCCGTTCTGACTGTCTGCGATCAGGGCGTCCGTCTCGCTCTGGCTGTAGACGGAGAGTGCCCCGCGGGCGGCAGCCGCGTCGCTTACGCCGGACAGGTTGGCCAGGGCGCTGGCGTCGGCCTTCAGGTCGAGGGCGGCTTGCTGGGCGGTGCTGACGGGCTTGTCGGCATCGGCGGTGTTGTCGACATTACCCAGACCCAGCGCCCCACGGGCAGCAGCGGCATCGGGCAAGTCGGCCAGGTTGTCGGCCTGGTTCAGGTAGCGTGCGTCGCTTTCTTGCGAGGTATAAAAAGTGTCAATGGCGTTCGGCGGCTCAGTGGCCAGACCCGCGCCGTCTTCGAGCACGACAATCGGCCCGGCGGCGAGCGTTACGGTGCGTCCGGGGTTGTCGCTGGTCAGCGCACGGATGGCAAACCAGTGATCCCCGGCGGCGATGTTGGACTCGTTCGCGGCAAAGACGACGAGCGCGTGCTGGCGGCTGCCGTCCGCCCAGGTGGCGGCGTCGGTGCTGTCGTCGAGGCTCGTCACGGTCGCGGCCATCAGCAGCGGGTCATCGGGGCTGGGCGCACCGCCGTCGGTGGCCTGGGCTTTGATCTCCAGCGTCAGGCTGGCCAGGTTGCTGACGGATTGCAGGACGCTGTTATTAAAGACGCCGATTTCAAACTGCACATCGTTGCCACGCCAAAAGTGGGGGCTGGCTCCGGTCTGTTGGTCTTGCGGGCTTTCGGGCAGTGCGGCGTCGGCGGCGATACGGATACGTTTTCGGGTAAGGGTGCTCATGGATAGGTTGGGTTGATGTTATATAAAAGGAGGGCGTTCAGGATTGGGTGTCGGTTAAGGTTGCACCGCCGAGGAACTCGTAAGCGGTGGCGGTGATGGGGCCGCTGGCCGAGGAGCGGATATCTACGGGCACGGCTTGTTGCAGGGTAAAGCTGGTGCGCTTGCGGTGGTTCTCGGCATCGATGCGCAGGGGCTGGCCGCTGCCGATGGGGAACTGCGCCGGGTGCGTGAGGCTGAAGCGCAGGGCGTCGGCCTCGCTGGCGTGGCGGCGCGTGACGGAGAAGCTGACCCGCGAGCGCAGGTTGCCCCGGTTGGCCGCGCTTTGCTGGCTGGCACGCAGGTAACGCAGCTCCTGGACTTCGTGGGCGGATTCCACACGCAGGCCGACGGGCTCTTCATTATAAGCTTCGCCGCGTGCGAGGGTGAGTTGGGCATAGGTGATTTTCATTGTTGGGAGTAGTCGGGGTTCTTGCCGAGGGCGCCCATGGCCAGGTAGCGCTGTTCGATCTCGATGCGGTCGGGGTGGCGGTTGTCGGTAACGGTGCGCCAGGGGGTGCCGTCGCCCAGCACGAGCCGCCCGTGCCAACGCTCGATGCGCGGCTTCCACAGGTGTAGGCGCTCGGCGACGGCTTCGGCCACGCTCAGGGCATTCGCGGCGGCGCTGTTGGTATAGACGTTTTCCAATATGCGCACGCGCTGGGCCACGGCGGTGAAGACCGGGCCGGGCGCGTCGGGGTCGATCGTGCGCGGCTCGGGGTACTCGATGAGCACCGCCAGGCCGATGCCGCTCTGGATGGCGGTTTCGATGCGCTGGGCGGCGTCGGTTTCATTACGGGCGATGAGCGGCACGCCGTCGAGCACGCTGAGCCCGGCCAGCCTGGTGCGCACGGCGTCTTGCAGGGTTTCCAAAAAGAGGGGCATGTTTTTTTTTCGGTTAAAGGTGGTTGTTCATTAAAGCCCGCTGAGGCTGTCGCCCGTGGCTTTGCGGATGCGCGAGACAGGTACTTCGATATGCGCGCTGCCTTGGCGCAGGGTGGGCGCTTCTGCCGTTTCCGGCGCGGTGATGGCGGTGCGGCTCGTGACGAGCGTGTGCAGGTGATCGCGGGCTTCGTCGGCGCGGCGGACTTGGTCGCCTGTAAGCTCCAAAGCGGGCAGGCGTGCCTGCGTGGCCTCGATAATCAGCGCGATGGCCGTTTGTTTAAGCTCGGGCGGCAACAGGGCGGCATCCGCAGAGAGGCGCACGCCCGGGATGGCCGCCAGGCGGGCGCGGATAAGCGCCGTCGTGTCGGCGATGACGCGCGGCAAGGGGTCGGTCTGCCCGTCGGCCAGCGCTTGCGTGCGCAGGGCTTCGAGCTGGGGCGAGGCCAGATAGTCGGCCACGTCGCTTTGGGTAATCTGTATCCATGTTTCCATGACAAAAGGGTGGTTTTGGCGGCTCCGCGAGGCCCCGACCTCGTGACAGAGGCCGGGGTTCGCTGAGCGGCGCTGGTTGCTGGGGTGTGTTGGGTTGGCTTAGCGGTCAGGCAAGGCGTTGGCTTAGGAAGCCGAGACGGTCAGCTTGCGAACGCCCGCGCTGGAGGTCGCCACGATGGAGGAGTAGTGCTCCACGGACAGGTCGGTGTACTTGGCGTGCTCGTCCAGATAGACGCGGAAGCTGCTGCCACCGTCGGCGGGCGTCACGAAGCGTTTGAGGTTCGACGGCTCGTCCTTGGCCAGAATGTTCTGGGCAAAGAAGAAGTACACCGCGTCGCCCACGATGCCGCTCTTGGCACTGGCACCGGACTGGTAGCGGGCACCGACGACGCGCACGTCCTCGACAAAGAGCCGCTGCGCCAATTCCGCGGGAGAGAAGCTCGCCCAGCGATAGGCCGCCGCGTTGTTTTGCGTGTCGTAGGCATCCGCACGCAACGCCCAGGCACCTTCGCCAAAGAGCACGCGGTTGGGGCGAATGCCCGAGCTGTCGGCAGCGGCGATGAGCGCCGAGCGCACGTCGGCATCCGGATTTGCGGTGGCGTCCCAGACAACGGGTTCGTTCGTCGCGGCGGTGTCGAGGGCGCTGACGGCGCGGCGCAGCTCGTTGCGCAGAAGTCGCTGCATGAGGATTTGCACGTAGCGCTCCTGCCAGTCGTCACCGGCCACATCGTCGTGGTCGACACGGATCGTCAGCCCCTTGTTGAGGGTCTTGGCGTTGACCATCTGGCCGCTGTACTCAACGCGCTTGAAGGCCGCGCCGATGGCACGCACGTCGTCGGTTTCCGAATAAAAAGCCTCGGCGTTGTCGGCCTTGCGGAACTCGAAACGGCGACCGACCTGGATGGGCGGGGCGATGGCGTCGAGCAGCTCGGAGAGGTTTTCCGGATCGCGCCAGCCGACCGTGTAGGCCGTCAGCGGCTCCGAGTAGTGCGCACTGGCAAAGCGCGAGGCGTTGGAGGCCACAACTGCACCGGCGGCAATGTCACCGTCGTCAGCAGGGAGGATTTGGGGAATCGTTGTATTCATTTTATGGGTACGTTGTTGGGGGGATTCGGTTGATGCGTTTTAGGAGACAGTGACGGCGTAGGGCACAGTCGGGTCGAACTCGACCAGTGCGCCCGAGCTGGCATCTGCCACGGCCTGGCCGATTACGTAGTACGTGCCGGGCGTGGCGGGCAGGGGGATGGCCTGTCCCGTGGCATTGGGCACCAGAGCGTCGCCCGCGCTGATGCTTGCGCCCGCACGCGCCAACAGGGTGGAGCTTGCCGAGCCCAGGAGCGCCAGATTGACCGGGTCGCCCGAGACGCCTTCATCGGTGATGACGCCCAGGGGCTTGTCCGCGGCTCCGGCGACGAGCAGGCCGCCACTGGCAGCGCCGGGCTTGCCCAGCGTGTAGCGGCTCAGCACCGTCGTTTCCAGGTACTGGGTGAGGTTGCCCGCGTGGGTGCCTTCGGCGATGTTGCTGAAGACGCGGCGGCGCAGCGGCAGGCACGAGAGCCAGCGCCGCAGGGTTGGGAGGGTAGTCTTAGTCATGGTATGTATCTTTTGGTTTAGGTTGTCCCGTGAGGCCGTCGTTGGCTCAGGGGATGAGGGTAAAATCTGCGTCGCCGTGGGTGTGGCGGGCGCGTCGCCAAGCGGTCTGGAAGTCTTCGCTGTTGGCCTGCATACGTTCGCGCACGACTTCCAGAAAGGGGCGCGGGCAGTTGCTGCGTCGGTTGCGCTCGGCCAGCGCGGGCAGGCTGGAAGCGGTGTGCAGGCGCGGGGCGGCGTTGCTGAGGGCTTGCAGCTCGCGCTGGGCACCGGCGGGGTCGGCCTCCAGCCCTTCCATCCACGCGGGCAGGTCGACCGGGGACAATCGCCCGGTGCGCACGGCGTTCGAAAGCAGCGCTTGGCAGTGTGCTGTATCGACTTTTTCAATACGCGCATTGGCGATGGCCGGGGACGGGATGTTGGGCTGATTCGTCAGGCCGATGGAGACCAGCCGCGCCGGTTCGTAGCTGCCCGTGCGCACGCGCCCACGTTGCATCACCCAGCGCGGAGACAGGAACCGGTAGTGCGCGTTGGTCAGCAGCTTGCGGCCTTCTTCCGACCACTTGGGCAGGATGTGGACGCCGCGTTCGTCGGCCTTCATGTCCTGCACCCATGCGTAGGCGCGGGTATCGTTATGGCCGGGGGTATGGAAAAAGTCCGGGTCGTCCGGGTGGCCAATATAGATGGGGCAGCCGAGGAACTTTCGCGCGAGCCGTTGCCGTAGCGAGTGGAAATCGCGCACGAGGCGTTGCCCGGTTTCGGGGCGCACGCGCTGCATGCCCTTGGGGTGGGCATAGTCGCCGTATTCAACCAGCAGCAGCCAGTCGCTGTCGTTTGTGGCGGGCAGCTCATTCGCCGCGCCGATGAGGGTGGAAGTGTTTTTCATAACAGTGAGGGGCTGGGGGTTAACGGGGCAGGTTGAAGTGCTCGGCGATGCGTTCCGGGTTGGGCTCCACGCCGAGGCTTTTTAAGGTTTTGAGCAGTTCCAGCTCGTGGTGTTGTTGCAGGGTGTCGCGGGGCAGGAGCTTGAAGTACGCCCGCCCGTGTTCGACGCCGAAGAGGTGCCGCAAGACGTGGCGATCCACCTGCATGTTCAGCGTCTCGGAAAGGCAGGCCGCATCGTCGTGTTCGAGCAACGCCGTCTCGCCCGCTTGCAGAGACGCGCCGCTGCCGTGTGCGGAGGACATCGTCGACAAGTCAGCACCGCGCCAGAGAGCCGCCAGGGCGCGATCCATGCGCTCGACCAGCGGGGCATAGGGCAGCTCGCCACGGGCGGACAGGTCGATAGCCTCGATCTGCGTGCCTCGGGTCATCAGCGCGTGGAACTCTGCGCCAAAGGACTCCACGGCCTGCCGCGCGGCTTCCCAGGCGGGGGTGTCGGGGGCGGCATCGGTCGTGCCCTTGACGCCGGGCATCCCATTACGCTCGCAGTAGATGAGCCAGTCGCGCAGGGGCAGGTGCTTAAAGAGCCAGGCGATGGAGGAGGCTTCCATCAGACCGTCGCCGTGCGTAGTCAGCCACTGGCCGGGTTGAAGCTGCGTGCCTTCCGCGGCGTGTTCTGTATCTAAAAAACGGATACTACCCGAGCGGTTCTCAAAGAACCAGAGCGGGACAAAGTGAAAGGTCGCGCTCAGGTTGGCCACGCCCGCGCTCATGCCCGGCTGCCAGACGATTTCGTGCACGGCGTATTTTTTCCCGACTGCGTCCATCATCTGTTTGAGCAGGAGCGCCAGACCGCCTTGTTGGTTGCGGTCGACGGCGTGGGTGGCGGTCAGGTTGTCGTAAAAGTAGCGCAGGGCTTCGGCGTGCTGGGCGGCCTCGGGCGAGTCGTCCAGTTGCACGATTTCCCAGTTCAGGCGGGCGACGGATTTCTTGCGCTTGGCGGCGAGGCCTTGCAGCGTGTCGTCGCGCCGTTCGATAGCGTCCCAGGCCAGGGCGGCTTGGCGCAGATCTCCGGCGTGAAAGGCGTCGAGCATGCGCGTGAGGCTCTCCGGGGTCAGGTTGCGGATGGGGTTAAAGCGGCTCCTCAGGGAGGCCTCGACCCGCTTGGCGGTCAGGGTGGTTTTCGTTTTCATAGTGCTAAGGTTGGGGGCTGTGTAGTGGTTATAAAAAGAGGGGGCGCGGCTGGCTGGAAACCGGTTCGTAGTGGATATTTGAATACGGCACCTTCGCGGCGTAGAGAGCCAGCGCCAGTGCCCAGAAGCGGTCGGCGTGGCCACCGGGCCCACGGTCGGCGGCAAAGCGGGTGTTGCCGTGGCTGGTGGTGCTGCGCTTGATACTGCGCAGGTCGGCGCGGACGTATTTGTCGGCTGGTACGCGGAGGATGCCCTCTTCAAAGGCCGTGCGCAGGGGGTAGGCCAGTTGCTCCTTCATCTGCGAGGTAAAGGTGACGGCCTCGACCCGGTGCGTGCCAAAACGCTCGCCCGCACGCTCGGCAAACTGGCGACCCAAGCCCGTGGCGTCGATGCAGGCGCGGCGCACCTGGGGCAGCTCCAGCAGGCGGTACAGGAGGGCCTCCTGCTCGCTAAAGGGTGTCTCTTCGTAGACCCTCAGCAGGCGCGTTTGCAGGCAGCCGTCATCGCTCAGATGCAGCAGCCAGAAGACGGAAAGGTCGCGTGCCCGCCCGACATCCACGCCCACGTAGAGGCAGTCGGCTCCACCCAGAGGTTTGTCATCAGCTTTCAGGATTTCGTTACGGCTTGGGTGGAGCCGCCACTGCCAGTCTTCGTTTTCGGGGTACTCGCAACCAGCAATCAGGTCGCAGGAGAGGAACGCCGTGGCATCGTCGGCGGGCACGCACATGTATTCCTGGAGAAAAGATTCCGTGTCGGCGCAGGCATTTTTGATAAAGTCGAAATAGGCGGCATCGTCCATCTCCTGCCGGGGGTCATCAGCGGGCAGCTTCTCTTTGAGCTTCGCCAGCAAGCCCTGTTCGAGCGCGTCTTGCAGGGTCACGCGGTGGTGCGAAACATCCTTGGGATTGCCCTTGGTGGTGATCTCCTCGACGAGCTGGTTGAAGAAATTGTGCGAGCCTCGGTGCGTGGAAATAATCTCCAACTGGCCGCCCCAGGTGATGCCGGGATAGGCCACCGCATAGAGCCGCCGGGGGTCGGGGTGCAGCGCAAATTCGTCCAGCAACCGGGCGCCGCGCTTGCCGGCCTGCGCGTCGGGGTTGGAGGACAGAGAATGCACGCGCGTGCCGTTTTCTAGGGTCAGCGTCTGGGTGCTCGCCCGCACGGTGTCGGGTAGCAGGATCGTGCCCAGGTCACTTCCGGCGCGGTCGAGGATGCGGGCAAAGGCGCGGCAGTCTTCCAGAAAGAGAACCGCCTGCGTCTCGTCACGCGAGGAGACCCACGCATCCAGCCGCGCCCCTTGCTGGCACTGCCGCCGGACGATGGCATAGGCAGCCGTCCATGACATGCCAATCTGGCGCGACTTCTCGATCAGTTTAATGCGCGAGGTGTCGGCGATCCAGCGTTGCTGATAGGGCAGGAAAAAGGGCATCGTTCGCAGGGGTGGGTGGGGGTTATAAAAGGCGCAACTGTTCTTCGATGAGGGCGAGGGTTTCTGCGCTCAGGCCGCGCTCGCCGCTGTTTTGCTCAAGCTGTTTGCGCAGCTCTTCTTTGACGCGGTCACGCTCTTCGAGCTTGTGGTGCTGATCCTGAATCTTGTGCTCGAGGGTCTTGATCTGCGTGTTGGAGGTGATGAGCTTGTGGATGACCGCCGAGAGTGTATTCAGATCGCTGATACTGTAGGTCTGCGCCTGGTCATTGCAGAAGTGGTCGAAGACAAGCTCCCAGCAGATCGCGATAGAGGCCTCCGCCGCATTGTGGCCGGGCGAGAGCGTCTCAAGTACCTTGTCGGCCTCGTTCTTGCTCTTTTTCAAGTGGCTGAGGTGGTGGATGAAGGTAGGGGGATAGGTTTCCTCACTCATGGTTCGTGTGCTCAAAGGTTGGGGGTTAGATGAGGTGGGCGGCTTCCAGATAATCGCGACCGGCGGCGGTCAGGCGGTGGCGCGGATGGGCGTGGTCGAGGACGCTCGTCTCCTTCTCGACAAATTGTTTGTCGCTGAGGTAGTCGATTTGCGTCTGTATCTGTTTTGGGGATACATCGTGCCCGGCCAGCTTGAGACCCATGCGCAGGGTGTCGGCGGGCAGGGTGGCGGGGGCGGCGGCCTCCAGTTGCAAGAGGATGGCGTGGCGGAGTAGGTTCATCGTTTTATGTGTGTAATGGTTTGTTGGATACAGGGGTTAAATCTGGGTGCAGCGGGCCAGGATTTTGTCCGTCTTCACTGTCAGCTCGTGGAGGCGCTGGGTGGCGGCTTCCTGCTGGGCGATCAGGGCGGCGATGTGCTCGGCGTTCTTGTGGATAAGGGCGTGGGCGTTGCGGTTATCGTCGCCAAAGCGGCGGGTGATCTCGGTGTGATCGGTGCGGCACTCGTTGCGGATGCGCTCCAGGTCGATACGGTTGTCGCGCTGGATGAGCTGGATGTGGTTGCGCAATTTTTCGACTTCGGTCAGCGTGGCGTAGGTGAGCTTGGGGTCGGGCTTTTCCTGTAAATGCTCGCGGATGCGCAGCAGCAGCAGGTAGCCGCCGAGGAGTGTGATGAGGACGAGGGTGACGGGGCCCAGGAGAGTCGTGTCGGTCATGGCAAAGGAGGGGGTGGGGGATTAACGGTGGCCGACGAGCGAGCCGCCGAAGTACAGGCCGATGATGGCCGAGAGCAGGTGCGTATCGAGGGGGGTCAGGACGATACCCTTCATCTCTACCCAGCGGATTTCTTCGATGGCCGAGGTGAAGAACCAAAAGCCCTCGTCGATCTGCGGGTAGGCGACGTGGACGGCCACGTCCGGCCAGAAGAGGGGGATGAGCTTCGGCAGGGCGATGATGAAGAAGGTAGCCGTCAGCGCGATGATGCGGCGCGTCCACTGGAAGCCGTTGTTTTCGTAACGCCGGGCGCGGTCGATGATGTCGGCCTTGGCGTTCATGGCGTCGAGCGCGATCAGGTGTTCCTGACGCCGGGCGTCCTGGGCGCGTGCCCAGAGTTTCATCAGCCCACCGATTACGGACGAGCCGAGGAGGGTGATCAGTTCTACGGGGAAGGGAGCGAGCATGGGTTTGCGGGGGTTGGGGGAGTTGTTGTTTTGGGTGGCTCGCGGCGTTCTCGCCGTTGGCCGTTCTTTGCATGGTTACAAGTTTACCACCCCCGCGCTTTTCGTGGTTTCTTCCATTTCCTCCCGCGCATTTTTTTGGAAAAAAGTTTCAGGATCCTCGCCAGCCCGCTCTGCAAGCGGGATTGCAGCCCAAAAAAAGTTTCCAAAAGGCTCAAAAACGAAGCAGCCCCGTTTCTTCCATTTCCTCCATTGCTTCCATTTCCTCATGGTAGGGCGGGCCCTCCGGGCACGCCGCAGATGAGGCCTCGATACCGCTTGCCAATTTTGGGCTTCAGCGCGAGAAGTACGCCTCACGAAGACGGCGCGTCCGGAGGACCCGCCCTACCTTAAAACATCGAAAGACGCCGAAAAGTGAGTGCCATTCATTGCTGACCCTGCCTTGCGCCTGTGGTGGGCGCGTAGGGGGCTCATAAAAAAGCCTTCCCGTTGGCGGGGATGGGTGTTAAGCCTAGGGGTCTCTTTTTTTGAGCACCTTTTTCACTCACTAGTTTCCAAGAGTCATGAACGATTACGATCCCGCTACTATCGAGCCGCGCTGGCAACAGTTCTGGGCCGACAAGCAGACCTTTGCCGGTCAGGACGATTCGACTGCCGAGCCTTTTTACGTGCTCGACATGTTCCCGTATCCCTCCGGCGCGGGGCTGCACATTGGCCACCCCGAGGGCTACACGGCCTCCGACGCGCTCAAGCGTTTTAAGAAGGCGCAGGGCTACAACGTGCTGCACCCGATGGGCTGGGATGCTTTTGGCCTGCCGACCGAGCAGTACGCCGTGCAGACGGGCGCCCGCCCCGCCGATACGACGAAGAAGAACGTCGCCCGCTTTAAGGAACAGCTCGCGCGGCTGGGCTTTGCCTACGACTGGAACCGCGAGATCAACACCACCGACCCCGGCTACTTTCGCTGGACGCAGTGGATCTTTCTCCAGCTCTTTAAGCACGGGTTGGCGTATGTCGACGAAAAGCCCGTCTGGTATTGCCCGGCGCTGGGGACGGTGCTCGCCAACGAAGAGGTGCTGACCACGCCCGAAGGCCCGCGCTCCGAACGCGGGAGCCACCCCGTCGAGCGCAAGGCGCTCCGCCAGTGGGTGCTGCGCATTACCGAGTATGCCGAAAAGCTGCTCGAAGGGCTGGACGACCTCAACTGGCCGGACTCGACCAAGCGCCTCCAAGCCAACTGGATTGGCCGCAGCGAGGGGGCGCACGTACGCTTTGCGCTCGATGGCTACGATGAAAAGCTGACCGTCTTTACGACCCGCCCGGATACGCTCTACGGGGCGACGTACATGGTGATCGCGCCCGAGCACCCCTTGGTCGAAAGGATTACCACCGCCGAGCAGCAGGCCGAGGTGCGTGCCTACGTGGCCAAGGCCGCGAACAAGAGCGACCTCGACCGTACCGACCTGGCCAAGGACAAGACGGGCGTCTTTACCGGAGCCTATGCGATTAACCCCGTCAATTTCGCGAAGATTCCCGTGTGGGTGGCGGACTACGTGCTCATGTCCTACGGCACGGGCGCGATTATGGCCGTGCCCGCCCACGACGAACGCGACTACGCATTCGCCAAGACTTTTGACCTGCCGATCATCCAGGTCATCGACCGCGAGGGTGAGGAGACCGAGCTGCCCTACACGGGGCCCGGCGTCATGGTGAACTCCGGCGAGTACGATGGCCTGGAGGTGGAGACCTGCAAGAGCCACCTGATCGCCAATCTGGAAGCCGATGGCGAGGGCGAGGGCACTGTTAATTACAAGCTGCGTGACTGGCTCTTTTCGCGCCAGCGCTACTGGGGCGAGCCGTTCCCGATCCTCTGGGTCGACGAGGCTGCTTGGGAATCCCTCACGCAAGAGCACACGAGCAGCGACTTGCACGCGCTCTTGCCGGAGGAGCCTGTGACGTGCGTTATCGACGGCCAGGTGCGCTATGCCGTGCCCGTGCCCGAAAAGGATTTACCGCTGCGCCTGCCCGAGGTGGAAAACTACCAGCCCGCGGGCACGGGGGAGAGCCCACTGGCCAAGGCGACGGAGTGGGTGGAGGTCTTTGTCGACTTGGAAACAGGCACCACGCTCCCCCGCAGTGCGGACTTGCCGGAGCACGGCGTGTGGGTACGCGCCACCCGCGAGACGAACACCATGCCGCAGTGGGCGGGCTCCTGCTGGTACTACCTGCGCTATCTCGACCCGAAGAACGACGGCGCACTCGTCGCCCCCGAGAAGGAAAAATACTGGGGCACGCCGGACTTGTACATCGGCGGGGCAGAGCACGCGGTCTTGCACCTGCTCTATGCGCGTTTCTGGCACCGCTTCCTTTTTGATATCGGCGTGGTCTCCGAGCCGGAACCCTTCCAGCGGCTTTTCCACCAGGGCATCATCCTGGGCGAAGACGGCGAGAAAATGTCCAAGAGCCGCGGCAACGTCGTCAACCCCGACGCCGTGATCGACGAGTACGGAGCCGACGCCGTGCGGCTGTACCTGATGTTCCTGGGCCCGCTGGAGGCGATGAAGCCCTGGAGCACCACCGGCATCGAAGGCATCGCCCGCTTCCTGCGCAAAGCCTGGCGTGAGCTGACGCCGCTGGAAAAACGCAGCGCAATACAAGACCAGCCCGCAGTCGAAAAGACGCTCCACGCCAGTATCAAGAAAGTGACCGAGGACTACGAAGCCCTGCGCTTTAACACGGCCATTTCGCAGCTGATGATTTTGCTCAACACCATCGGCAAGGCGGGCAGCGTGACCCCGTCGACGGCGAAGACCTTCGTGCAACTGCTCGCCCCGCTGGCGCCGCACATCGCCGAGGAGCTTTGGCAGGTGCTCGGCGGGCAAACCTCGGTGGCCGAGGCACCATGGCCAGTCGCCGACGAGAGCAAGCTGACGGAAGAGCAGCAAAAGATCGTCGTCCAGGTCAACGGCAAGGTGCGCGGGGAAATCTACATCACCCCCGAAGTGCCCAAGGAAGCCGTCCTCTCCAGCGCCAAAGAACACGAAAAAGTCAAAGCCTTCACCGAAGGCAAAACCCTCGTCAAAGAAATCTACGTCCCCGGCAAAATCGTAAACCTGGTCGTAAAGTAG